GATACTGATAATCGTGCTTGTGATCTTACTCTTAACCGGGAGACTGTGATATGCAGAACGTCGGATTGATCCTCCTCGTCTTCGCCTTCGTCTTTGCCTGCATCGCTGCGAGGTGGAGCCCGATCCCCAACACTTCCTGGCATCTTGGCTGGCTGGCTATCGCGTTTTGGGTCGCGAGTGAGTTAATCGGCGGACTTGGGCGGGTTATACACTAACCTCCCGGTTCATCGCGATCCACCGTGGTTCCTTCGTTGCCTTATCGTGCCCAGCGCGCTTGATGTACCCCCCAATCTCAAGCGCCTCGAAGAAGGCTTTATATTGCATTGGGGATACCCGTTGGAGGACGAAGTTCTTTACCTTCGATTCGGGGATCCCCAAGCCAGCGATATCCAGTTGCTTAATAAAATAATGCACCTCCTCCATTACCTTCGACTCCACCGACCTTGGCCCCTCGGCAAATATCCTCGGCATAGCGTGCTCTACCTCAATCAACCAACCGAGAGCTCGGTTGAAGTCTTCGACCGCGATGACAAGACTATTCCCCCGATCAACCGACGACACCATCGACAGCTTGAGCAGGTGCGGGTATCTGCGCCCAAGATAATGCTCCAGCCGTTTGTGTGAGGGGACGGGGGGCTCACCAGCCTCGATCCAGTTTTCAAAAGCTGCAAGTGCTTTTTCATCGACGCTGAACTCCCCTATGAGTGAGTTGATGATCTTCAGATCATGGATCAGGTCGTCGGGTTTCTTTTGGTCATCGAAGGTAAACCGCACCCGCTTTTTGATCTTCTCATCAGAGTAAACCAGGATCATCCTCGACGTGAACCCCTGTGACCAAGCCTCTTCAGGTATAAATCCAAACAAGTGTGAAGGTGTTGTTCCACCCAGGATAGAAAGTTGGGGTCGTTTAATTTCGATCCTGAGATCCCCAGTTCGTCTTTGTTCTCTATACGGGTGGTTAACGTCATAGAATGTTGTGAGTCCAGCGATGAGACTGAGATCGTAAGTTGACATGAGGACTTGGAGATCATCTGGCACCAGCGTCATTGAGTTGTAAAAGACAGTAGGTCCTGGAACCTGGGTGTACTTGCGCTCGCATTCCTTGAGAGAGTCGACTAACGCCGCCATCGTTACAGAAGTAGGTGCAAAAGGAAAATCAGTAAGAGTACCCAAAAGAGACCTAGCAACTCCAATAGTCCGACTCTTTCCCACGGCAGGAGGGCCGACCAGTAGCGTGTAAAGGTTTGGATAAAGCGGGGCGGGGGATTTAAGCCACACTTTTTGCTCCAAGCACGCAGCAACCGCGGTAATTCCGCACCATTTCCTATAAATCGCACAGCTTTCCGCCTCCTCTTCGGCGTAGTTAACGAACCGGTCGATCCATGAGTTTAACTTCCGGCGTCCGCTTCCGTTTGTCCCCGCCTTTGAATTCTTTAAGACCATCTGGATTGTCCTTCGAGTCGTAGACCCCAAAATTCCAGCCGGTTTTGCAGCCGTAGGGGATGTTGAATTGGCGACCTCCTTCGAGTTCAATCGGGTAGCGCAGTTGGGAAATGATCTTGGGGAGGATTTCATCTTCCTCCTTCTCGGGGTATTGGAATAGGATTGCGTCGTGGATTTGCATTAGAAGTTGGCAGTTGTTTTCCCGCCAGACATTCAGCATCCCCCGGTTGAGGATGTCCCCCAGGGCCTGGCCTTGGAAAGCCACCGCCTCGCGGAAGGTGGAATCGTCATCCTTCCGGCCCCAGAAATACCGCTTGCGCCCCGTGATGGAAACGAGGTAGCCGAAGTCACGAAGCTGATCCTTAGTCCAGTTGTGCCAGTCATGGTGCGCTGGGAAGGCACCGAAGTACTTCGGCTGAAAGTCCTCGATCAGCTCAATATCTACTTTAGCTTGGGTGGCCAATGTTCTTGGCTTGCCTCCGTAGTTACTACCGTGTCCAATCTTTTTACACATAAACCGTCTGTCATAATGACGGTAGTAGGGTTGCTCAGCCAGCTTTCGATCAGCTTTAGGATCACCTGTCCAGGCAAGACGTGGCCAGACGAGTTTGGCGACGTTCGTGTGGAGATCTCCACCTTCACATGCATCGAGATAGGTTCCGATCTGGAATAGATTCCATTCAATCGCTCCGACAACCCTTGACTCACCTTGTTCCGCATCTGCGTACCCCATTTTCATGTTACGGTCGGCGATAAAAATTGACCGAAGCGCCTCCTCGATATTCTGCAAGTTCGTCCCTGTCCCAAACTCACTATAGGACGAGGATAGTCTTCCAGTAGTCGTGCCTCCGATGTTGTAGGAAGTTCGCATTCGACCATCAGAGTCAATCTCAGTCTTGAGAACCGATACTTTCTTTGCCAGATCACGCATTGCTTTAATGTGCTGTATAATCGCCCAGGCGATCGGGTAGCACTCAATCCTTTCAAGAGCCCCGCGATTGACCGTAGGCCTGCCTTTCCATCGTACAGGGGGAATTCTAAGGCGATCATAGAAGAGCTCCTGGAGTTGGGTGGGGCTGCGCCAGTTGAAGCCGAAGATTCCACAAGCGTTGCGGACGATGGCTTCGAGGGAGGTTTCGAAGATGTCGAGCTTGTCGAGGTACTCGTCGATGACTTCTGCTTTGCGATGTTGGTCAACCAGTACTCCTCGAAGCCGCATTTCAAGCACCGGACCCTGTAGTTCTCTAGCAAATCTGTAAGTGTCTGTGGTATGATTGTCAAGCTGGGGCTCAAGCACGCTGAGCACCTCGCTGGTGATGCAACAGTCGAGTCCATTGTATACCTGCTCCTTTTCCCACGGGGTGAGGTTTTCTGGGTCGATGATGGAGGTATCAATGATCTTCATTTGCCCACTCGCACCACTCGAAAATAGCGATCAGTCGCCATTCAGACTGTTTAAGCCACGTTAGTTTCATTGTGTCACTGACTGCAAGGCCTCGTACGTAATTACTAGTCTCTTCAATGAGGAGTTTAAACGCGTAATCGTCGATGTGTCCGGAGATTATTTTTACTTGCGGCCGCAGAAGTGTGGTTGCCATGTCATTCATCCCTTTTAATAGTTTCATGCTTCGCGCGCATGTGTTTCCAGGGGCCTTCATCGCAGTAGAGGGAGCCGAGGAACCCAAGACCCTTAAGGGACTCCGGCTGGAGGGAGTGATGAAGCAGCATAGTATCATCCGTCGCATTCACCACCCTGATCCCCATTGCTCGCCAAAGGAAGGCTATGTCATAGAGCCCATTTTGGAAGAGCTTAGTGATCGATGCTCTCTCAAGAACGCCCTTGACGTATGCCCAAGCGTCCCTTTCAAGTTGCTCAGTGTCCCAATAACTTCTTCCCTTCTTTCGGGTGTCAAAAAATGGAATGACGATAGCAACACCTGGCGTGGGTGCGAAACCAATGCACGTAATTTGCGATCCTGCTGTTTCAATATCGACAGACAATCGAACAGTTCCTGCCAGGTAGGTTCGGTCGAATTCATATAGATCCTCCATGGTTGGCTCAATCCAGATTTCCCGCTTGGGTCGGCGGAGGTCAGAGAACTCCGATTCCCTCGCGGCTTTGTGGAGGTCACTCACCACCACCGGACGCAGGGACCAATCGCGGAGCACCGCTGCGGGATGGTAGGTGGAGAGGACCTTGAAGCCGGATACGGTGTGGGTGGAGAGTTCCGTGGTGCCGCGGAATTTTGAGATAGCGGTGCGGCCAAGGAGCGCCCACATGGCGGTGTTGCCCAGGGCGATGATGACGTTCGGGTCGGCTTCGAGGAGTTCATCACCGAGGCGAAGGAGTTCGGGTTCGTACTTCTTGTGAAGGTACTTCCCCTTTAGGAGGGCGGTATAGCCCGGTAGGGCATAGGGCTTCGGCCCGCAGAGGGTTTCAACCTTGTTCCCTTTCGGACGGAGGTTAAAGACGTTGGTAACCAAGCAATCCGCCCGGTTGATCCCAACCTCGTTCAGCATCTTGGTTAGGTGATAACCTGAGGCACCGATAAAGGGAGTGCGTTCCTTTTCCTCCTCAGCTCCCCAGGCTTCGCCGACTAGGGCGATCTTAGTCACGCGGCACCAGATTGTAGTAGTTCCAAATCTGCGTCATAGCTTGCTGCGCGAGGAGCATGGTTTGGCCGGCGTCGAGTGTGAAAACAAAGTAACCTCCATCTTCGTCTGTGATAACCAGCCTTTGCTCTCCATCGCCTTCAGAACATATATTTAATGATCTCACAGCCATCTTTTCCTCCATGAAAATGGGAGGAGCCGAAGCCCCTCCCTGAGTTGATCTTCACTCCACCGGTGCTGTGGACTTTACATTCGCATAGGTCGCCTCGCCGTCATCCGAGGAGGTGTGGTTGATGTTCACAATGAACTCCTGCCCCACGGCTTCCTCAGCCATGTCATTCCGCGACTTGCCTTTCTCCAGCACACCGAGGTCTTCGTAGAACTTATCCAGCCGCCAGATGGCATCCGGCGTGGTATAGAAGGTCAGGCCGTTCTTGGGCAGCGAGGTGCCACGGAGGGAACGGGCAGAGCCATCCTCTCGCGCTGCCCACTCCCCGAGGTCGTCCTCATCAACATCATCCTGCGCCTCGATGAACTCCCCAGCGAAGCGGATGAAGGGGGTGCCCTTCTTTTCCGAATTCCCCCGCTCTGGCTGCCCGACGATCTTGGCGAGGTAGCTCCCCACCGGGACCGGCTTCGGACGGTCAACCTTTCCAGAGGATTCAGCTTCGAGGATATCTGCGAGTTTAGGTTGGGCCATAATACGATTCTCCTTACAGTTGAACACGAGACGGTTTGAAGATGGAACGATTGATAGCCATGAAGCCCTCTTCGATGTGTGTACGGCCTATGGCCAACCAGCGCTGGTCGATTGTATTAACCAGCTTAAGATTATCCAGGACTTGCAGTACACGTTCTTCGAGTTTCTTATTTTCATTAACCAAATCGATGTTGGCTGTTGTCTGTGGATTATAACCATGCACAGGCAACGGTACTTCACCAGCGTTATCCATACTATACCTTTCTGAGTTTCGGTTTCACGACTTGTGGACGTAGGGTTGCAAAGAACCTCGCTAATCCATCTTCGATATCGAGGGTTTTCTCCATCTCGAAGGGCTTAGGGTTAGCGAGGTCGAACACACTCGACGCGACGGTTTCGATTACACGTTTTCCTCCTGACTTGGTTACGAAGCGAATGACCGAGTTGAAGTACCTCGGAATGACGGGGGACAGAGCGCTGCCAACGGAAACAGGATAGCCCTTGGTTGCGCCTTCGATTTCCATGTACTTTACATGGGAAATCACGATGACGTTGGTTTTGAATCTGTCGGAGGTGATGAAAGCGAGGACATCTTCAACAGCATCTTGAGCAGATCTGTAAACCGCTCGCATGTCATACTTTCCTGAGGTGGCGCTGTGGGTGATGGACTCATGGAAGTTAAAGACTGCGTCAGACATAAAGGTGAGGGAGTCAATGACCAGGATACAATCCTGCCCCCACTCACTTGGCACTCCAAGGTCCACATCGTCGTACCTCCAATGGTCGATCATCTTATAGGCGGTGATAAAGGCCTTCGGCTTTCCAGCGATCTTTGGACCTTCGCTCGAAGCAGTTCGATCATCTCGGAGAGTTCGGAATTCGACGTGATTGATGTTATTTGGACAGTCTCGAAGGACAAATTGTTTGAGCACATCGAGCCCGTTATCAAAATCGAGAATTCGTAGCTTGTATCCTGCGGCAACGAGAGAAGCAAGGCTACCAGTTTTTCCACTTTTGGAGTCTCCTTCTATTAATAATTTTGTATATTCATTCGACTGGTGCTGAGCTAGACTTGTCATTTGCTAGGATCTCCGTGTAGAGGGTGAGAAGGTCGCCTTCGTGGACATCGGCTTTCGGCCCGGTGCAGATGAGCCGCCCTAGGCCTGGGAGCTCGATGGAGAATTCAAGGAAAGCACCGCGCTCGTTGACCTTCCCCACAGCGAACTTACCGAGGATGAGTTTGTAGCGGAGCCGGGGGTCAGTCATTGACGGCTCCTGGGTAGATTACAAGAACGTTGTTCTGACGCACCACGTGAGCGTAGGAACCATTTGTGATGACTTGGTTGATCCATTTTATGTAGTAGTCCACATCACGCTTGTCGCCGGTGAAGTGAATACGGACCTTTTCCGGTTGCCGAGGGAGTTTCATCGAGCTCGTAGGGGATTCCATTTCTCACCTCTTGTGAATTCGGATTTGAGGAAGTTCTGACGAACGCTGGGGGACTTGGAGCAAACC